AGAAGCTGGGCATCACGGACGTGCCTTGCATGGTGGCGGAAGGCTGGACCGAAGAACAGCGCCGCGCCTATGCCATTGCGGACAACAAGCTGGCCCTGAATGCTGGTTGGGATAACGACTTGCTGAAGGTGGAACTTCAGGCGTTGGACGCTGATGGCTTCGACCTTGAGTTGACGGGCTTTGGCAAGGACGAACTGGCGGCATTTCTGAACGAGCCGACCGAAGGCCTGACCGACGAGGACGCGGTGCCGGAAGCGCCTGCGGTGCCTGTCACGGTCGAGGGCGATGTGTGGCTGCTCGGCGCGTACTTCGAGTGCGAAGCCTGCGGCAAGAAGTTCAGCTACGAGGAAGGCCAGAAGCTCGGCGGCGAGTGCGACTGCGGCAAGGAGTGATGGCATGGCGAAGCTGGTCTTGAAGGCTCGCCATCGCGTGATGTGCGGCGACAGCACGAGCGCGGAGGACGTGGCCAAGCTCATGGCGTCTGCCATCGCGACCTTCGTGTTCACATCGCCGCCCTACGCTCAGCAGCGCGACTATGGCGCGGCAAAGGAGAAGGTTAGCGATTGGGATGCGCTGATGCAGGGCGTGTTCTCGGCTGCGCCCGTCAGCGATGATGCGCAGATCCTCGTCAACCTCGGCCTCGTCCATCGCGACGGGGAGTGGATGCCGTATTGGCAAAGCTGGGTGGAGTGGATGCGCGAGCAGGGCTGGCGACGCTTCGGCTGGTATGTCTGGGATCAGGGGCCGGGCCTTCCGGGCGATTGGAATGGCCGCCCCGCGCCGTCCCACGAGTTCGTGTTCCACTTCAATCGTGAAGCGCGGAAGCTCCACAAGACGATCGAGAGCAAGCACGCAGGCGCCACGCTTGGCGGCGGCGGTCTCCGCTCTGCTGACGGCAATGTCCATGCCAAAACTGGTGCTGGCAATGCCATCCAGAGCCATCGCATCCCGGATAGCGTGTTCCGGGTTATGCGCCACAAAGGCGCCGTCCAGGGCGGATCGCATCCAGCCGTGTTCCCGGTGGCGCTGGTGGAGGAGGTGTTCGCGGCGTTCACAGATCCCGACGAGCTGGTGTTCGAGCCGTTCTGCGGCTCCGGAACGCAGGTGATCGCTGCTGATAAGATGGGGCGACGCTGCTTCGGAATGGAGCTCGACCCCGCATACGTCGACGTGGCCTGCAGACGCTGGCTGCACTTCACGGGCGCCGAGCCAATTCACGAGGCCACGGGCAAGACATTCAGCGAGATGACCGATGGCCAAGCTCAAGCTTAAATCGACACACCGGATCGCCTGCGGCAGTTCGACCGACCCGGTGACGGTGGCTCGGGTTCTGGCCGGTGCGAAGCCGCATCTGATGGTCACCGACCCGCCCTACGGCGTCGAGTACGACCCGTCCTGGCGCGTGCCCGAGAGCCTGAAGCGCGGCTTCAGCGGCAAGGGCTTCAGCCTGGGCACCGTCACCAACGACGACCGCGCCGACTGGAGCGAGGCCTGGGCCCTGTTCCCGGGCGAGGTCGCGTACGTCTGGCACTCGGGCCTGCACGCGGTCGTGGTGGGCCAGTCGCTCGAGCGGACCTCGTTCGCGATCCGGGCCCAGATCGTCTGGGCTAAGCAGCTGGCCGCCATGAGCCGCGGCGCCTACCACTGGCAGCACGAGTCGTGCTTCTACGCGGTCCGCAAGGGCGCCTCGGCCGGCTGGATCGGCGACCGGCGCCAGACCACCCTGTGGGAGATCGGCAACGCGGCCGGCTACGCGCCCCACGACGACGGCAAGACGCTGCACTCGACCCAGAAGCCCGTCGAGTGCATGGCCCGGGCGATGCGCAACCACCGCGGCGACGTCTACGAGCCGTTCCTCGGATCCGGGACCACGATCATCGCCGCCGAGATGCAGGAGCGGCGCTGCTGGGCCATGGAGATCGAGCCGCGCTACGTCCAGGTGGCGCTCGAGCGCTGGGAGCGCTTCACGGGCGGCAAGGCGCTCCAGATCACGGAGGCGGACGAGGCATGACGTGTCCCAAGTGCGGCCGCTGGCGCTGCGAGTGCCCGCCGCCGGCGCCGCCGGCGCCCCCGGGCGATGGCTAGGCCCACCAAGCGCACGCCCGAGGTCGAGGCGGCGATCCTGGCGGCCATCGAGGTCGGCATGACGCGCACCGCCGCGGCCGCCGCGGTCGGCGTCGACCGGCGCACCCTGGCCTCCTGGACGCGCCGTTTCGCGACGTTTCGCGCCGAGGTAGAAAAGGCCGAGGCCCGCGCGGCGCAGCGCATGGTCAACCAGATCGTCACCGCGGCCCGGACCACCTGGCAGGCCGCCGCCTGGTTCCTCGAGCGCCGCTACCCCGAGGATTGGGGGCGCCGCGAGCGCGTCGACGTCTCGGTCGACATCAGGCGCGAGGCCGAGCGGCTGGCCGCCGAGCTCGGCGGGGTGAGCGCGGACGAGATCATCGCCGAGGCCGAGAGGATCGCCTCGGGCCACCGTTGACCGCGCTCGAGCGCCAGACCCCCGAGGGTCGGGCGGCGACGATGCGCCTGGCCGCCGCGGTGATCCGCCGCCGGCGCGAGCTCGCGGCCCAGGAGGAGGCGGCGCGTCTCGCCGCGGCGGAGGCCGACGCGTCCCGCGAGGCCCTGGACGACGGCCCGAAGCCGTTCACCCTCGAGCACTGGAAGGCCTGGACGGCGCAGCTGGTGCTCGACAGCGGCAAGCTCATGGTGACCGAGCCGTTCCAGGACGCCTTCGTGGCCGACGTGTTCGCCGGCTTCCAGGAGTGCTGGTTCGTCGTGCCCGAGGGCAGCGCCAAGACGACGCTCGCCGCGGCCCTGGCGCTCTACGTGGCCGAGTTCCGGCCCTTCGCGGCGATCCCGGTCGCGGCGGCGAGCCGCGAGCAGGCCGAGATCGTCTACCGGCAGGGCGAGGGCTTCGTGCTCCGGACCGACCGGCTGAAGGCGCGCGTGTTCAGCGCGATCCAGCAGGCGCGCGGCCGGCGCAAGCTCGAGGTGCCGGCGTTCGTGTGCCTCGAGGGCTACCGCCGCATCAACCACGTCAACGGCGGCCGGATCCAGGTCTACGCGGCCGACGAGAAGACGGGCGACGGCGTGATCCCCGACTTCGCGATCATCGACGAGCCGCACCGCCAGCCCGACCTGAGCCTCTACCGGACCTGGGCCGGCAAGCTCGACAAGCGCGGCGGCCAGCTGATCGCCATCAGCACGCGCGGCGAGCCGGGCAGCGACTTCGAGGAGACGCTCACCAAGATCCGCGAGTCGGCGACCGACGTCGTGCGCGACGGCTCGTTCACCCGCTACGTCTCGGGCCGGATCGTGCTCCACGAGTGGGCGGTGCCGGAGGGCGCCGACGTCGACGACATGGTCGTGGTCAAGGCCGCCAACCCCCTCAAGGCGACCACGATCGAGGCGCTCCAGGCCAAGCACGACAGCCCGACCGAGACCCGGCACCACTGGCTGCGGTTCGCCTGCAACCGGCCGACGCGCGACGTCGACGCCTGGCTGGGCGAGGACGGCGAGAAGATCTGGGCCGACCTCCTGGCGCCCTACACGTTCGTCCTGGGCGCGCCGACCTGGGCCGGCGTCGACGTCGGCATCAAGCGCGACAGCACCTGCATCGTCGCGGTCCAGCGGGACGAGAAGGGCGAGCTCCACGCCCGGGCGCGCTTCTGGATGACCAAGCCCGACGAGCCGGTCGACGTCACCGACGCGATGGCCTATCTCCGCGAGCTCGCCACGCGATACGATCTGCGCGCGGTGAGCTACGACCCGAAGTTCTTCGACGTTCCGGCCAAGATGCTCGCCGACGAGGACCTGCCGATGATCGAGATCCCGCAGAGCGTCGAGCGGATGACGACGATCTGCGGGACCCTGCTCGAGGTCATCAAGCGCAAGGGCGTCCACCACGACGGCGATCCCGAGCTCGCCCGGCAGGTCCTGGGCGCCGTCGCGCGCTACAACGAGCGCGGCTTCACCCTCCACAAGAGCAAGTCTCGCGGCCGCATCGACGGCGCCATCGGCCTGGCCCTCGCGGTCGACCGAGCCGTCCAGGTGGAGAAGGCGCCCAAGCGGCGCAGAGTCTGGAGCTACTGATGCCGTACGACCCCGCGGTGAGCGCGAAGTGGTTCAAGCAGCTGGGCACCATCCTCGACGGGCGGCAGGGCCAGATGCAGCTGCTCGAGGACTACTACCGCGGCAACCATCCGCTGCTCTACGCGAGCTCGCGGTTCAGGGCGGCCTTCGGCAACATGTTCATGGGCTTCAGCGACAACTGGTGCGGGATCGTCTGCGACGCCCTCGACGAGCGCCTCGACGTCGACGGCTTCCGGATGAGCAGCGACGCCGGCGACGCGGCCGACGACGACGCCTGGCGGATCTGGCAGGCCAACGGCCTCGACGCCCAGAGCCAGATGGCGCACCACGAGGCCCTGGTGAAGGGCTACAGCTACGCCCTGGTCTGGGCCAACCCGGACGACGACGAGACCCCGCTGATCACGATCGAGGACGCCCGCGAGATGGTCGTGGCGCTCGAGCGGGGCACCAGGAAGCGGCTCGCCGCCCTGAAGCGCTGGCAGGACGACGACGACGCCAAGACCACCTACGCGACGCTCTACCTGCCCGACCGGATCGAGAAGTGGGTGAGCGCCAAGGGCCAGACCGCGGCCTCGGGCTGGAACGGGCCCAAGGGCTACGCGCCGCGGCAGGTCGAGGGCGAGGCCTGGCCGCTGCCCAACCCGCTCGGCGTGGTCCCGGTCGTCCCGTTCGTGAACCGGCCCAACCTGCGCGGGAAGGGCGAGAGCGAGCTCAAGGAGATCGTGCCCATCCAGAATGCGGTGAACAAGCTCACCCTCGACATGCTGGTCGCCGCCGAGTTCGCCGCCTACCGCCAGCGCTGGGTCACGGGCATGGACATCCCGATCGACCCCGACACCAACAAGCCCGTCGAGCCCTTCAAGAGCGCGACCGACCGCCTGTTCGTGGGCGAGGACAAGGACACCAGGTTCGGCTCGTTCGAGGTCACCGACCTGGCGAATTACACGAACGCGATCGACAAGCTCATCGGGCACATCGCGTCGATCACCCGGACGCCCTCCCACTACTTCATGGCCGGCGCGACCGGCTACCCGTCGGGCGAGACGCTGAAGGCGGCCGAGACCGGCCTGGTGCGCAAGGCCCTCCGCCGGCAGCGCTACTTCGGCGAGTCGTGGGAGGACGTGATCCGCCTGGCCTTCATGGTCCTCGAGGACCCGCGGGGCGAGGTCACCGACAGCGAGACCATGTGGCGCAACCCCGAGAGCCGCAACGACGCGGTCCTGGCCGACTCGGCGGTGAAGCTCGGCTCGGCGCCCATCGAGCTCCCCCAGGAGATGCTGTGGGAGATCATCGGCCTGACGCCCAAGCAGATCGAGCGGGCCAAGGCGCTCCGGAAGGCCACGGCCGAGGAGGAGCTCCCCAACAAGGGCGAGCCGACCACCCTGCCGATCATCCTGCCGTCGGGCGACGTCGCCGACGTCACCAAGGGCGTGGGCGGCGAGCCGGGCGAGCCTGACGCGGACGACGCCGCGATGGCCGCGATGATGGCCGCGAGGGGGCGCCCGGTGATGCCGCCGGCCGCCGGCGGCGGGCGCAACGGGATGCCCGTCCTGGCCGCCACGGGCGCCCCTGCGGCGAAGGCGCCGCGATGAGGCCCGTGAGGACCACCGCGAGCAACGCGCGCCTGCCTGGGGCCAAGACGGGCGCCGACGCGTGGGTCCAGCGCACGAAGGTGCTCCTGCCCGGCGCCCTGGGCATCCCCACGCCGATCCCGGTCGCCTACGTCGTGTTCGAGCCCACCCCGGCCGAGCGCGAGGCGCACGATGAGGCGCAGGTGTGGGCTGGCATCCTGAACGCTGCCGAGTCGGTCACGGACCTCGGAGGCGTGGACCCGTTCGCGCGGCAC